GCAGGCTGTTGTAGAGTTTGGTCTGCTTAAAGACGCCGAGCATGCGCGTCGTCACGACGCTGAGCCAGGCTTTGACCGCGGGACTCTTCGCGAGATCCTGATCCGGCGTCGTCAGCTTCATCCACGGGCGCGCCGGCGAGGTCAACCCGGCGTGCAAGCCGGATTGCAGCGTGCGCACGGAGAAGCGCCCCGTCGAGTCGAGGATCTTCTGCGTGCGCTTGTCGCCGCGGTTGCGGTCGCCGGTCCAGAACCGCGTGCGCCGCGGCAGCAGGTAGTCGCCGAGCTCGCGCCAGTGCGCCTCGAAACTCGAGCGGTCGCTCACAAGCGACGCTTTGATCGCGTCGTAGCGCGTGCGCTTGCCCGCGTTGTCGTTGGTGAAGTAGTCGCCCGGCCGCATCAGTAGCCGACCAGACTTTTGGTGCCGGTGAGCGTTTTCGGTGTGAGGACCGCGGTCGCCGGACTCGCGCCGATCGGCAGCGTCGCGGCGAGTGTGCCCATCGCGCCGCGTTTGCGGACGCGCGACGCCGCGCCGGCCGCCGCTGCGGTCGCCTCCGATCGCGTCTTCGCGGCATCGGGCGGCAACAAGTCGCCGAGCAGGGAGGCCGGTGCCGCCGGCGGCGCGCCGACCTCGCGCGTCAAGGGTGCGGGTTTTTTCTTATCGCCGCCAAAGAAACTCATCAGGCCACCCGCTTAATAAAGGCGGTTTCGACCGGCGAATAGCCGCAGCGCGCGAAATAGGTCCCGACCTTAGTTCCGACCGGCGCGCCCAGCTTGAGAAACGCGCAGCCCTGCGCCGCGGCCCACGCTTCCGCCTGGCGCAACAGCCAACCCGTGAGCAGGCCCGAGCGATACGGCGGTTCGATCCAGAGCGCCCGCCCGTCGGCGTAGAGCTCGCCGGACAACGCGTGCTCGCACCGCAGTAACCCGAGGAAAGCGACGAGCTCGTCGCCGCCGGCGCCGTGCTCGAGTTCGACAACGAGGACGACGCCGGTCGCGAGCGTGTCATCGACAGCCGCAGGGACACGCGCCGCGTCGTAGGTGAGGAGTGCCGTATACGGCGCGCCCGGCGCGTGCGCCGCGGCGTGGAAGCGCTGCGCGAGCGCGAGCACGGCGGCACGGTCGGCGAGCGACGCAGGGCGGACGATCATTCGCTCCGGTCCTGGTCGATGCGATCGCGCACGCGGTTGACCGCCGAGTCGAGCGCGGCGCTCAGGTCCCCGCCGCTCAACTCGCGCAGCGCGCGCGTATGCGCCGACTCGGGCGCCCGCGCCGCGTCGATCAGGGCGTCGACAATTTCGGTGACATCGTCGGCCAAGCGGACGGCGCCGGGCTCAGGAAGGCGATCGAGCAGCTTCGCCAACAGCACAATCGCTCGCGCGCGCGGGGAACCGCTCACTTGATCCATCGCCACGGGTCTGCCTCCTCTTCCTCGCTGCGCGTGAGCGCCGGCGGCGCGACTTGCGCCCGCACCGCGGCCGGCATGTCGACCATCCCGAACGTGAGCGCCAGGGCGTCGGCCAGATCCGGCGAGCGCCCGAGGCGTTTCTTGACCTGGTCTTTTTCCTCGAGTAGGAACTTGCCGTCGCGGAACATGTAGGTCGGCGTCGTCAGTTCGCCGACCAGCCCCGGCACCGGCGGCAGCGCCATCCCGGCCTTGATGCGCTCCGTCATCGCGAACCAGATCTCGGCGCGCCGGTTGGCATACACCGGCTTGATCGTGTGGGTCGAGCCGAACTGCACATTGACCGGGGAATGCCCGGCCGCGCGCAAGACGTCGACCGCGCCGGCCGCCCACCCGCCGGTCGCATCAAAGAACTCGACCTCGCTCCCCCACTGGGCTTTCGCCGTCATCACCGCCGTCGCGATGTCGACCGCGACCGCCGAGTCGCGCGCGTGGCGCATCACCTTCGGGTGAAACGCGGCGAGGCCCTGGCGCGGAAAGATGACCGTGCGGTCGTCGCCGAAGCGCGCGACGTCGACGCCGAGCCGCTTTTGCGCCCAGTCGTATTGGTCGAGCGTCAGATGCCGCGCCATCGCCTGCTCGACCTCGTCGACGCCGAGCAGCGCGTTCAAGGACTGCGGCGGGAAGAGGCCGAGGATCTGCGACATCACCCACGGGTTGTCGCGCCCGTAGGTCGCAATCTGCTCGCGGTTCCAAGCGATCGGCGGCGGCTTCAGATTCGCGGCGCGCGGGCTATGGACCCACGCCTTCGGATCATCAGGGTCGCCGGTGATCCGGATGACGTGCCACTGATGCCGCAGCGGACCGGCCGCGGCGTAGAGCATCCCCTCGAGCGAGATCGGGTTACCGGCCTGCAGGATCTTCCCGAAGATCGGCCCGGTCGAGAGCACCTGGTCGGCCGCGCGCAAGAGTGCGACCGGGATCGCGCCGGACTCGTCGGCGAAGATCGCGACGTATTTCGAGTGAAGTCCAGAGACGGTCTTGCCCTGCTCGTCAGGGCTGGCCGTTTTCGGAAAGGTGCGTGCCGAGAGGAACCACGTCTCGGGATGATGGTTGGCGAAGACCGACTCCGCCGTCAGCGTGAACGCGGCGCGCAGATACGGGGAGCGCTGCTGCCACTTGGCGAGCTCGGACCAGAAGTTGTCTTTCAGGTTGTCGCCGGTGATCGCGAACGCGACCGCCTTCGGATGCTCGCCCCGATCGCCGAAGCAACTCAGGAAATGCCACGCGCACCAGTCAAGGACCGTCGTCTTGCCGGGCCCGACGCACGCCTGCAGGCTAATGCGCGGGATCGCCGGATCCGCCCACGCGCGCAGCGCTTCGTATTGCCACGGGTCCGGCTCAACGCCGAACTGCTCGACGACGAACTGCTCAGGGTGCGCGCGCCAGCGGCGGATGTTCGCGGCGGCCTGGTCAAGCGGACTACCCACGCCGCCGACCAGCAAGCATGTGGCTAGTACGATCGCGCGCCATCTCACGCCGCTGCTCCCGGCTCCCGATTGGCGGCGGCCATGATCTCCTCGAGCGTGTGCTCGACCTTGACCGTCTCTTTGAGCTTGCCGGCGACCTTCGCCATCACCTCGAGGTGATGCCCCTTGTCGTAGAGCTCGATCCGGTGCCCGTGCTTGGTCGGCGTGATCGCCTTGATGCAGAGCGCAATCTCGTCGGGGAGCTTCGCGATCCAGTGCGTCTCGGGGAACGCTTTGCGGATGTCGGACCGCGCCAGCAGCGAGAGCCCCTCGAGCGCTTCGTCGCCGTCCATGATGCCGAGCAGGCCGGCGCGGGCCGCGAGGCGGGCGGTGATCGCTTTCGCGACGCGCTCGCGCCGGAGCATCCGGCTCGCGTTGGCGCGGGCCTGGCCGCCGGCGACCTTGAAGCCGGCGAGCTCGTAGGCGGTGATGGCGCGGAAGCGCGCGGCGCCGCAGAACGCTTCGACGAACAGAAACTCTTGCGGGCTCAGGCCGAACGGATTGTCGAGCGGCTGGACGTCCGGGATCGGGTCAGTGATCTCGAGGAGGTCACTCGGCGGCGCCGCTGCGACAACCGTGCGCGCGAGGACGTCTCCCGGCCCCTGAGTGTGCGCCGCCGCTGCGTCACCCTGACCGCGCACAACCGGCTCGGAAGGGTCGTTTGGATCATCCGGTGGACGCAGCGGCGGGCGCATGGTCGGCGAGCATGCAACCGCTCTGCGATCCGCTGTGCGTGATTATCGGGATTATCGGGATTATGTCTCTCAGCGTCGGAAGGGACGGCAGAGGTCAAGGCCGACGCTCGCGAGCAACTCCTCGAGCTCACGCACCGTCACCTTACCCACGTTCTTCCAGAGAAGCACATCGCTCTTTCGCAAGCACGCGGCGTCCCGCAGTGTGAACACGTTGTGATCCGCCAGCGCGTTATAGAGCCGGGCCGACATCTCGAAACACTGCGAGTCGATCGAGGCATTCGCGCCAGGCGACGATTGACGCTCAATGTCGGCTTCCGCCCGAGTGAGGCGCGCGCGGAGCGCCGCGTTGTCGCTCCGTAGCTCATTGATCGCCATGAGATAGACCGCGCGCCGGAGGTCTGCACGGGTATAACCGGTATCGACCAGCACTTCCGCAACTTCGTCGTCCGTCATCGACTCGACTCCGGCAGCGTGCGCTGATACCGCACCAGCGCCGCGATCCGAATCTTGTAAATCTTCCCGTCTCGCCACGCGGGAATCTTGCCTTCCTCGATCCGCCCGCGCAGCGTCTCCTCGTGCACGCCGAGAAAGGCCGCCGCGCATCTCAGCCCGACGGACCGCCGCGGATCGTGCGCCGGGTCGACGAGCGGCGGCTCGCGATGTCGACTCATGAGACCGTGAAACTGCCGCCACGATCCGCCAACCACCACCCGCGGATATGGCTTATGTGATTCGCGATGGCCTTTTCCATCTCCGCCTCGTCGTGAATGCAGCCCGAGAGGACCCGCCCGTAGAGTTCATCCAACGCCGTGAAGATCGCAACCGTCGCGTGCCCATGACAGAGGTCGCGGAGCTCCTCGGCCAGGTGCTTCGCTTCCGCCAATAACGCCTCGTCGTCGCTCATGGCGGCGTCTCCGCGTCGGCCAGGTGCCGCTCCGTCTCCCACTCCGCCCATTGCGCCTCGAGCTGCACGATCGCTTGCTCGGCTTTCCAATGCACCGCCCCGTCCCAGTTGCGTTGGCACAACCCGTCGACTGCGCGCTTGCGCCGATACTCGCCGACCAGCGTGCGCAAGAACGCGATCCGGTCGCGGTCAGTGATCACGTCCGCACCGCCAGGCGCCGCCTCGAGCAGCACCGCGCGCAGATCGCCGCGGCGCACGATCACCGTGTCATTCACGCCAGGATTCGGGAAGCCTGCCGCCGCGGCGCGGAGCCGCTCGAGGATGTCAGAAGCGATGTTCATACACGGATTCCCGTCACCGCCCACCACACGACCAGCAGCAGCCACACGACCCCGATGTAGAGCAGGAACAGCGTCCACACGAACACGGCGGCGCCGAGTTGCACGGGCGCGAGGAGCCAGGTCGTCATAGTTCGGTGCCCATATCCGGCTCCTCGTCCTCGTCGTCGACCTCGATGCCGTCGAGCGCTTCGCGGATCGCTTCCGTCGTCCGCTCCTCCTCGAGCTCCTCCGCCACACTAAGCACGACGCTCGGGAGCGTGTTCGGTTTCGAGATGCGCCCGTTCGTGACGTGGGCGTAGATTTTCGAGCAATGGTCGATCACCATCTGGAAGTCGGCGAACTCGTCACAGATCCGCAGCGCGAGGGACTTCTCCGGATCCGGGGCCACGAGTGCGTCGAGCGCCGCCGACGCCGCCGCGAGCTTCGCCTCGGCCGCGACACACCGCGCTTTCCAATACGGCGCCGGACTCATGGCGTCCCCCCCCGCAGCCGCGCCTCAGCCCGTCGGAGCTCGGCGAGCTCCCACGCCTCGGCCCGGCGCTGCTCGGCCTGTTTCTCGCGCAGTTCGCGCATGTAGGCGCGGTGACAGGCCGGGCAATACGCCTGCCCGCGACGCGGCCGGTTCGTCCAGCAGCGCCCGCAGTGCAGGCCCCGCCGCTTGCGCGGTGTTCCACACGTTCCACGGGGAACAGTCATGTCAACCACCACACCCGCTCCGGAAACCCGAATTGAATCTCCTCGCGCCGGCACCGCACGCGCTCGCGCACCGTCAACCGTGCCAGCGCTCGCGTCAGCCCGCCGTAACTGAGGCCGAGCTCGAGGAGCAGGCGCGTCGTCGGCACCGGCCCACGCGCCAGGCGCTCGAGGATGGCGCGCTCGATCGCCGCGCCGCGCTTGGTCATTCGCCGGCGGGGTCGCCGCCGCCGCTCTTCGGAAGTTTGCACGTCATACGCGCGGGTCCTCGAAGGCGCGCCCACGCCGATACATC